CTTCTTTTTCTTCTTTAATATCTTCTTTTTCAGATTTATCTATATCATTTTTTTCATTTTCCTCAAAATCAATTTCTTTTTGATTTTTTGAAATATTTTTAACATTCTTGTCGCTTTCACTATTTTCAATTATTTCTCCAAGTTTGCTATTATTATTAACAACATTATTATTATTTCCATTAGAATTAATAGTTGAATTAATATTATCATTTATATCATTATCTATTCCAATATTATTATCGGTTTTTAAATTTGTCTTTTCAATTTTTGGAGCCAAATAATTATATTCTATATTAGGCTTTTCTTCAAAAATAGTTTTTGATTTATTGAAACCATGATTTATATTTTTAATAGGTGCACCTTTATAATATAATTCTTCATTATAATATAAAGAATTATTATTATTACGCTTTTTAATTATATTTTCTTGATCTAATGGGATGAGATTGATAAATAACATTGTTAGAATCTTATGTATTGTTTTTTCTCCATGTGAAACACTACAATAAGGACAACCTTCACCGCTAAGATGGTGTAATGGAGTTTGCCAAAAAGACCCGTGTTCTTTACATATTATTTCTACTGGAGTTTTACAATCTACGTAATTCACTTTAGAATAATCATACTCATTTAAATGTACTTTATTTGCTTTCTCAATAAATTCATCAGTATTGGATTTTAAGGTTTCTCCATATGCAAGCATTTCACAATGTTTACATCCGAATCGATAAATATTGTTTGCATTAGTTTCTCTAATTGTACCACAAGCCTTACATTTTACTTTTACGTGCATACAATCAATAAATTCAACTAATTCAAATTTATTACCATTTGTTTCAGTAAATTTTTTAAGAAAATATTGTTTGGATTTTTCTAATTGTGCATCTTTTACACCACATTTCGGGCATCCTCTTTTTGAAACAGCAACAGATCTTGCCGTTGTTTCTCACTGGTGACCACATTTTGTACATTGTAGTGTTACTTTTTCATTCGCACCTTTATATTCAGAAATAATATTAATGTGCGGGAATCTCTGCCAAATCTCCTCTTGACATTCTTCCTTTGTTTTCTTAGTATTTCTTTGTGACATAATTACAATTTTTACAAATTTAGTAATTATTTCTGAAAAATCCAAATGTTTATGAAATTATTTTACAACCTAATTAAAATTTTCTACCTATATTTAAACTATTTGTTTTAAGTTTAGGATGATTTTTAAACAATGCAGGACTGCCTTCTTGTTTTGGATCTATCCATTTAAGTCCAGAATTCGATATATAATGCTCATAAGCAGGTGAGAAATAAGTATCATCATCAATGTCTTCCTTACGAGCAGAATTGATATCTACAATTATCTTAAAATCTTTAAACTTTACTTTCTCCATGATTTAAAAGTTCATTCATCTTCTTTATTTGTTCCTTAATATAATATCCGCCTTTAAATTCATCGGATAATATAACAATACTATTACTTTCTGAATCGTATTTTGCCACTTCTGTTAATGGAAAATTTCTATTTGCAATTACATGATATGGAAGCCAATCACAAATTATACGACTAATAATTGAATTTAGATTCTCCTCAAAAATAAATGATTTAAAATCTGTAATTCCAAGTAAATCGTATTCTTGATTCAATTTATTAAGAATATCGAAATCCTCCCATTTAAGACTTGGATTTAATTGAATTACAATATCTCTTTCAATTCCAACTTTATCATTCATATCACTTAATATTTAAATTTAAATCATAAATCCTTCTATGTCCCACATTATAATATTTATTATGTGGTGCATCCATTAAATAACAAAAGATACCATTATCAATAGCATCTTTATAATTAGCAAACTTATCATCTATTAAAATAGAAACATTATGTTCCTTCATTAATTGAACCTTACTTTCATTCCAAGGAACACAATATACAGGAGCACAAGGAAATCCATTTCTTTCCAAATTCTTTTTAGTCCATTCTACTGGAATTGAACGAGATGTAATATACATATCGGGTTCAAATGTCGGAAGATGTTTAGTAGGAAGAGTTGTCCAAAACTCTTCATCAGTAGATAACTCTTCTAACTTTTCTCTAATTTGATAAGAGCCATTCCAATAATCGTTTAATTTGATACCAGTTCTCTTTTCAAACTGTCCGATGAAATCTAAGCAGACATCATCTATATCAAGGGCTACTATTGGACGATTTATTGGAAGAAAAGTTCTATTATCCCCAGCAGGATTAATAAAGAAATATTCTGCAAGAATTAAAGCATTTGTTGCAACTTCTGCAATACTAAGATTGCCTTCAGGAGTATAATCTTCTCCCAATTCAAATGCAGTTAAATGTTTCTTAAGTGAAGAAAGGACTTCTGTCCATTTAAGTCCACTCATCCATTCATTCACTTTATGTTTGTCTAATTTAGATGTTAATACTTTATTAACTTCATTTAATCCACGCTGTGGAATTAAATCATACCTAATCGGTTGTAATGATTGAGGGTTCATCATTTTTATCTTCTTTCTGAATACTATTAAGGAACGTACTGGCAAGCAGCATTGTAAGATCCGGTTCCTCATCGGGTTTTAATTCTGGAGAAACGTTCATCTGCATTTGTAAATCACCGTTTTCTTCAGTAAAATACATAGCTATACAACGATCTTTTGATTTAAATGTTACAACAACTTCATTCATATTATTCTGCATAAGGTTTAATTAATTGATAAAAGGTCTTTTTATCCATCGTTACACATTCTCCAACTGTACATATATTTGTTTCTTTTTTCTCCTGTTTGGCTCAAAATAGAACAAATGATTCTGGATTTACAGTAGATTCTTCACGAATTTTAAAATATTGTGGTGCTACAAGAGTTTTCTTAAGTTGTATATTAAATGGGAGTTTTCCATCCTTATCAATAATGTCAATTTTATTGTCATCTGTAGATTTAGATTCACTACGAGCAGTAACACATCCAGCAAATCCTAAATCACGCAATTCCTTAGCTATTTGTTGTTCGTAACGACTTCCTTTGGTTTTAGAATACTTACTGCTACGTTTCTTCTGTGTTTTCTCCTGTTCGTTCTCCGGACTCACTTCCTTCTTTGTCTTTTTCGTCATAATACAATTTAACTTCATTTATTAATTCTTTCGTCTTTTTATCTCCATGTGCTTTACGATAATCTGAAATATCTTTATCCCCACCATGTCTTGGAAGAAATAATATTCTTAAATCTTCGTGTTCTCTTTTAATCTTACACATTGATTTAATTCCTGTTTCATCATTATCATAAAAGAGATATACATTCTTATACTTCTTTTTAAGTCTCTCGTATTGTGAATCCGTTATAAATACATTTTCCGAACAAGGAGCAATTGCAGGAATTCCATATTGATAAAGAACCATAACATCCTTAAGAGATTTAGTAATTACTATATCATTACCACCCTTCTTAGAAAGCATATGTGCTCCTTGAATTTGAATCCCCTTCCAATTAGCAATAAATTTCCATGATTTTCTTCTTGGAAAATATATTCTTCAATATTCTACATCGTCTTTAATTCCACCAAAATATCCATAGCATCTTTCAGTACCAGTAAATACATAAAAGATATTTCCATTAAGTCATACAGTTTTACAAGGATAGACTTTGAACTTATCTAATGTTTCTTTTGTTATTCCATATTTGCCTCACCAATCCAAGTCGATTTCATCTCATTCACGAATTTCAACTTGAATTCTGGCTTGTTCTGATTTCTCAAGAATAGAACCAGTGTACTCAAGTTTAGGTTTATTAATTGTTAAACCATTTCTGTGAATAATTCCAAAATCGTTTGCGATTATTTGCAAGGCCATATAGTAACTAACACTGAATTTTTCTTGAACTACCGCAAAACAATCTCCCATAAAAGCACCAGAAAAGTCTTTCATAATCAACCTTCCAGATTTATTACGATAAAAACTACAAGTTACATGTCTATCATTTCTAAAAGGTGATTTGAATAGACCTTTCTGTACTTTTACACCAAGATAATGTTCCATTATTTGTTCCTCTGGAACTTTCGATAGTATCAGTTCTTTAGTCACCGATATGGGCTCCAGAGAATACTCCATTTAAATCTTAGAATGGGAGATCAGTACTATCAGTAGTATCAATGCCAAGATTCTCAGCCAATCCTTCTACACTACCAGTGCCAGTCTGGGCCATATTAGTAGGTTGGGCATTCTTAGCAGCATCAATCTTCTTCTGTTCAGACTGATTCATTACCAAGTCATGACCAATGAAACGAGTTGCAATACTAAGAGCACCTGTACGGGAAATCTTAGCAGGGAAACCCGGAATTGCAGCAAATCCATTAGACTGAGGAACAAGTTTTACTTCGATTTCTGTTCCAGCATAAGGTTTAGTAAGAATGCCAATAAGTTTAACAAGTTGATCAAAATTAAGATTCTTAAGATTAACCTTTTTACCATTAACCTTAACATCATCATTGTCAATCATTTCTCCAATTTCTGGAGAAAGTGCATCACAAATCTGACGAACAGCAACCATGAAATGCTCTAATTGTGAAGGATTTTCACCAAAAGTACCAGCAGTTCTTTCAGCAGAAGTAG